CGCCCGCAGAAGCAAATCGTCGCGATTGCGATGAGTCAGGCGCGACGCACAGGCGGCGGTAATCGGTACGCGCAGATTGGGAAGCGATGACACGTCGAACGATGTTCCGTGCGTTGCTCGGCGTGCCGATGATGCCATCGAAGGTGCCAAGTGATGACCGCGCCCATATGCCTGTCGCGCCGATCTGTCCGCGCTGCGGGTTGTATGTCGCTTGGCCGAGCGGTAGTCGGTTCCTGTCTGATCCGTTACCGCTCTTCTGTTCCTGTGGGTGGGTCGGTGCGGCACCGCGGAGCATTCCGATTCCGTCACAGCGATGACGCTCGAATGCCCCGTGTGTAAGCACTCAGAAGAACCGGCGGCACAGGTCGCCACGATTGCGGTGTGTGGCTTTTGCGGTGCGAGTCTTAATGTCGATGCTGCTGGGTCGGTGCGTCGCGCCGTGGCGACGGATACCGAACAGTTGTCGATGCGTGACTTGGCGCGATTGACGGCGGCGCGGGCGGCCATTGCGCGCCCAGCGCGACGACGATGATGATAGTCGATACTCGAGACATCATTCGTGATGCCAGTGGGCGCTTCGGGTGTCCGAATCGGTCCTGCTGGCTGAAGCACTTTACGACAGTGGTTCCAACAGATGCCGTGTGCCCGAGGTGCGGCACGACCTTGGAATGGACGCCCGCCGCGCGCAAGTTGCACGAAGAATTCGCAGATCGTCATGCCGCGCGATAGCGACTCCACCTTCCTCGAATTGGCAAAGAAGCGCTGGAAGCAAGCGCAGGAAAGTGACCAGCGGCAACGCGAGCGCGAGCGTACTGACCTGCGGAACTATGCTCTTGGCCCGTGGTCGGAGGATGATGTCAAAGCGCGTGCCGCGCAGCCAGCGACAAGTAGCGGTCTCCCACCCGTTCCGGCGCGTCCCACTTTGTCGATTCCCCTCGTGCAGGAACCCATCCGCCAGGTGCTGAACGCGGAGCGCGGCAGCGACCTCGGCATCGAACTCGTCCCTGCCGATGATTTCGCGGCCCTGACTGGTCCCGGCGATGAAACCGAAATCGAACTGCGCGAAGGCTTGATCCGCCGCATCCAGCGCGAAAGCGAAGCGCAGGACGCGCGCAGTTGGGCGTTTGCGCGGGCGGTCATTGCCGGACGTGGCTATTACGGCGTGATGACGCGCTATCTGCCGGGCAAGACGTGGGACCAGGAGATCTATATTCAGCGCTATTACAACCAGGCGAGTGTGAGTCTGGACCCAGCGCATGAGCAACCGGACGGCAGCGATGCCGAATGGGGCTTCATCGGCGTCGATCTGCCGTGGGATGAATATAAGGCGCGATACGGCAAGCGGGCGGATGACTCACGCAACCGCGTCGTGTCGAGTGACAGCGAAGACCAATTCCGCGCGTTGATGGACGAAGCGCCTGGGTGGTTCACGTCGGAAGGCGATGTGCGGATGTGTCGCGTCGTGGATTACTTCTACACCGAGCGCGAAACGAAGGTGCTCTGTCGCATGCCGGATGGCTCGAGCCTGTGGGAGAACGAACTCCCTGACGGTACCACAGTACCGGACGCCGACAAGCGCCGTGTGACGGAGAAGGCCATCAAGTGGGCGCAAATCGACGGCGTGCAGATTCTCGATGAGACCGACTGGCCGGGGCCAGACCTGCCCATCGTGAAGGTGCTCGGTGAGGAATTGCAGCCGTTTGATCAGGAACGGCGCGCACAAGGGATGGTGCGACCCGCGCAGGATAGCGTCATGGGCTTCTGTGCGATGGTGAGCAAGTGGGTTGAGATGATTGGCCTGTCGCCCATTCCACCGTTCCAGGCGACGCCAGACCAGATTGAAGGGTATCAGGCGTGGTATCAGCAGGCGAACACGCGGGCGCTGCCGTATCTGCCTTATAACCTCGTGTCCGACGGCGGGAAACCGCTGGGGCCGCCAACACGGACGCCGGTCGATACGCCCATCCAAGCGATCGCGGCCTCAGTGCAACTCTTTCGTGATGCGATTCAGAGCACGACAGGCGTGCATGATCCACAACTCGGGAAAACCGATCCGTCGTTGCGGACGAAGGGCGCCGTGCTGGCGTTGCAACAGGCGTCACAGCACAGCACCAGCGGCTATCTCGACAACCTGCAACGGTCCCTGCGCTATGAAGGCCAGATCGTCAATGGCCTGTTGTACAAGATCTATGGGACGCCTGGCCGGATCGCGCGCATTCTGACTGAACACGGTGAGCCGCAGACGGTGCAGATTGGCCCGCCGACAGGCAACGGTAACGGTAACGGGAACGCGCAAGCGCAGCCGAAGCAGTATCAACTGACCAAAGACGCGAACTTCAATGTCATCGTCCGCATGTCGCCGAGTGTGGAAGCGCGGCGCGTGCAAGAGGCTGCGATGCTGGGTGACTTGCTCAGTCATCAGCCGCAGTTGATGACGGTGCTGGGCGATCTTTTCTTTAAAAACCTCGACGGTCCTGGTCACTTGGAAATGGCAGAGCGCATCAAAGTGATCCTCGATCCTCATATTCAGCAAATGTTGGCGAGCAAGCAACAGGGCGCAGCGATTCCCCCAGCCGTTCAAGCCCAAATGATGCAGCTCTCTCAGCGTGTTCAAGAAGCCGAAAAAGTAATGGCCGCACAGGCGCAGGAATTAGCTACGCGGCAAGGCGAGCAGCAGACCAAAGTCCAGATCGCGCAGGCGCAAGCGAGTCAGGCCGTGGCCTTACGTCGCATGCAAGATGCGACCGCGATTGCCGTGGCGAAGATCGCCGCGATGACGAAGGGCATCATTGCTGATAATGAAGCGCAACTGGAAGCCATTGCGCTGGAAGCGGAGACCGCACGCACGGCGGCGCAGCAGGACCATGAAGCGCGCATGAAAGGCCATGAGCATGGCGCGTCGCACGCGCATGACCTCGCGCAACAGCAGGCCGATCGTGTTCATGAGATTGCGACGATGCATCTGGAACATCAGCACGCGCTCGAGGAGAATCAGCAAGCCGCAGACCTTGCGCCAGAGCCGACCGAACCGAGCACCGAAGGTGAACCGACGTAATGTGGTTCTTGACGAGTCCGGCTGGTGCTCCCTGCCTGAAACCGCTCGCTGAATATGAGCAGGAAGTGTTTCGAGCTGCGACATACTTGAGGAACCGTCTCTACGCGAAAGGCATTGACGCTGACGCCCTTCGATATGCGGTGTACGATGAGGTGATTGAGGAGTACGGTGAACCCATCGCAGATATGTGGGTGGCGATGGTCGCAATTCTGGCATGGCGCGATGCGAAACTCCGTGAGAATCCTCTGCCCTAATTGCGGCGATGGGTCAGGTTGGCATGTCTGGCGTCCGACTAGTGCGGATCGTCATCATCGTGAGTTCATCTGGGTCGCATGTGCCGATTGCAATGACGATCAGAAGAAACCTCATCCCGATGTCTGCGAACGATGTGGTGAGAAGGAAGTATTTTGCTGTTGCCGAGCGGGTCGCTGACAGAGGTAATGACAGACGGCTGAGTTTAGCACAAGAATTGACAATCCAGCCCAACGTCGTGAAACTTAACGCCTTGTAATGCCCAACGAAGTTCAATCTGCATCCGACGCTACAGCGGCTCCGGCACCGCCGCCAGAAGAGAATCTCTCGCTCTCGGACCATGAAGCCCGCTACGGCGAAGGCGCACAACAGACGCAAGCGGAACCGTCCACGGCGCCGGTTGAATTACCCGCGGCCGAGCCTGACGCGGCGGATGAGGGCACGCCAGAGACGGAAGACGCGGCTGGGCCTCGCGATGAGAAGGGCCGCTTCCTGCCGAAGCCGAAAACGCGGCATCGGGCGGAATCGGCCATTGCTGGCCCCGGCGATGTCCCGCGGATTCAGGCCCTCTCCGCGCGGTTGCGAGCGGCTGAAGCAGAGCGGGACCAGCTTCGAGCCTTAAGTTTAAGCACTCAAGCTCCAAGTTCGGCACCCGTTGCCCCAAGTGTCACCGCGCCAACGCCTAAACCCACCCCTGATCAGTTCACCGACTACTCAGAATTCATTGATGCGCTGACCGATTGGAAAACCGATCAGAAGCTCGCCGCGTGGGACGCGAAGCGCCAGCAGGCCGAACAGCAACGTCAGGCCGCTGCCGAAGCCCAGCGCATTACCACGAGTTGGGAAGCGCGCAAAGTCGCCGCTCGCGCGAAGTATCAAGACTTCGATTCGGTGGCCTTAGACGCGCCGACAACCATTCCGCAAGGCTCCCTCATCGATGCCTGGATT